TGGTTGTAACTGTGATGCCTGTACCGCCTGTTACCGTGAGGGCATCAGATTTTGCTGCTGCATCAATGTTGTTGACCTTAGCGAAGGAGTTTTGATTGACTTCAGCCCCCGCCGCAATCCCCGCCAGTTTTGTTTTTTCAGCTGCTGTAGTGTGCAGGTTGACATTGTCCACGTGTGCCTTGGTCGTTTCCAACGTAATAGCCGGGGCAGTCAAGGCGCTGGGCTTCCCAGTGATACCCTTGATCAAGGTGAATAAACTGGAGAATAGCGCCGTTATAGATCCGGTCAGGCTCGGCGTTGTATTGTCCGTTGCTGTCCGGTTGCCGATTACAGTGTCTGTGGCAGAGTTAGCCCCACCGGCTCCAGCCGTAATGCCAGCTAGTTTTGCCTTTTCAACTGCGGTAGTGTGGATGTTGCCATCCGCAATGTGGTTGGCTGAGTTTGTAACCGCTATATCATGTGAGTCTAATGTTGTTTCGATGTCCGTATAGTTGTCGTTGTGTTTGTTTAGATTCGCCATATCGAGTTCTTTGTTTATGACTCTACGATTAAATGCCAAAGGTATCCCTCCTTTCTACCTAATAGAGATATTTGTACCTAAAGATAAATGCGAGGTTGAACGCTAATGAACCACCTGACGCTGTGAATGTTGTATTCCCAGGCGGGAGTTCAAAGAAAATTCCACTGCTTCTGGAATAGGCATTCTGACCGTTTAGGCGGACAGTGCATTCTCCTGGATCGCAGTTGATCTCCCAAATGTCTGAAGCGCTACTTGTACCAGACAAAACAAGGGTAGAAACTCCGTCTGTTAGACTTAGATTTGAAAAAGCACCACTAATCCGTAAGATTGGATATGCCGGTATACTGCCTTCATTGCGCACGACAATACTTTGTCCACTGGAACCGATCCACACTGCATAATCACTGTACAAATATCCTTGACCAAACTCCAATCCTTGACCGTATTCACGGACAGTTGTATCTTGGGTTGACTCAGGCCATGGGTTATTCATTTTGATAGGGATCGTTACCTCACCATCAAAGATGAGTTTGGTAATGTCCATCGTTCCCGCATACCTTCCAACAAACCTCTTTCCTTCTAAATCGCTAAATGTAAATACAATGTCACCTTTTCGGATATTAAAGAGAGCCGCTACAAGAGCGACTCTCCTTTGGTAATCCATTGTTGGATCATCAGCCATGACAACGCACTCAAGGTTGAATATACGTGGCCCGTAATTGCTTCCAAAATCCAAAGCTCCATCCCGGTCCGCTAGTTCAATTGTGTTGTCTTTAGTCGGGGGCAATACCGGAATATTGTGAGATTTCAACCCAAGCCCAATAGATTCAAACTTAACCCCGTCTGCCGTTGCTCCAATCAATTATTTCGCCCCCGATCTGGCCTGTGCTCTTCGAACAAAATTATCTCTCTCATTCCAATAAACCTTAATATCTGATTGGTTCTCAAAGTAATTATCTCCTGAGGATAGTTCGAAATGGTTGTGTATTTGCTGCGGATTTGAACCCCCTGATGCCGCTGGCATCGAAAACTGAGGCATTGAGAAATTTAGTGATGGCATTCTGAAATTCATTAATTTGAGCAAGTTATCCTGTTGGCGCTCATTCATAACAATTTCACCAGCATGCCCTTTTACCATCACCGATTCTCCGCGTGGTCCTAGTATTTTCCCACCTTCCTTGAAGCTTTGGAGTTTTCCAGTATCTTTGATGATTCCGTATTTCTTACGTAATTCCTCATTACGTGCAGCTAGTCTTTCCATCTCTGCTTTATTCCCTGATTTCTTGGCTGCATCCCAGGCGTCTTTGTTGGCGTTGTATTCAAGTACATCTGAAGTCTTTTGTGCTATACCTCCTACACCCACAGCACCGTTTGTCACGATGGAAGTAATAGCAGCATTGTTTACGGAAGGTGACAGAGCATTTATTGCACTCATCTTTGCTTGATAGTCCAAGATAAATTGATCCAATTGAGCTAATATCTCAGCATTCTTCTCAGATTCTTTGAGTACCTGAATGTTTTTCAGGACTTCGGCACGGTTTGCAGTGTCCGAAGAAAATCTTTCGAATGCTGAAATCAGATCCTCATAATGAGATTTGGCAGTTTCAATATCCCTATCAAATGCCGCTTTTTTGGTGTCTCGCTCGTCCTCTATTGCTTTTTTTTGTTCTTCAAGACTCCGCTTTGCCAAATCGCGGTCGTGGTCCAGCTGCAACTTCTCAATGTCCTTTTGAACCTGCTTACGCTCCGTAATTCCGTCCGGGCCAACTGCTGAAGCCAGCAATGCCAGTCGCGCTTGTTTTTCTGCTAAGGCAGTTGCAAAATCTACATCTGCATTTAACTCTTGCTGTTTGCTGAGTAAATCATCAATTGCTTTAATCTCAGCATCTTTCCCAGCCACATAGGCATCCCGTTCCGCCTCAATTGCTTTGATTGCTGCATCCCGCGCGGATTCGATTTTAGACTTATAGGTGGACCCTAAAGTCTCAACAGTCTTCGTTTCATCTTCAATCAACTTCTGCCGGAGTGCATATACCTGCTCGTCAGCTTCTAGGCGCTGCTCTGTGCCTACGCGGTACATGGCTTGGGTTTTTAACCACTCCTGCAATTCCTGGGCTGTATTGACTTCTCCTATAGCCTTACGGTGGTTCAAGTCCTTCTGGAAGTCCGAGAAGCCTTGTTCAATCAGAGCCTTCTTTTGTTCATAGATACTCTGTTCTAGAGCAAAGCCTTGCTCTGCCGTTCTGTTCTTGTCTTTTGCCATGCGCTGAAAGGCCGACAGCTCCATGTTGATAATTTCGACCTTACTCTTTCCGGCCATCTCCATTTTTTTAGATTCTTTGTCGATCCAGTTGATGGAGTTGGAATAGCGTAGCTCGTTGTATTGCTTAGTCAAGTCATAGACTTGCTTTTGAGCCTCGGCTTTTTGACCCGCAGTAAGATAAGACTTCTTCTCTTCCTTGGTGTAAAAGTCGAGCGAAACCTTTACCATTTCAACCTCTTGAAGGTTAGCCTGGCGCATCCGTTCTGTCTTCTTTTCTAGGTTCGCCTTGTCTTCGTCATACCGCTTATCACTAAGGGCGACAACATCGCGGCTCCACTGCTTCATAGCGTCCTTGTCTTCCGCTAGGTATGTTGCATGCCGCTTCTTGAGTCGTTCATAACCGGCTGCTTGTTGATCTATGGTCCAGTTTTGGCGCTCGGCGATGTATTTAAAGTTATCCAGGTCTTCAGCATATGCTTCTTTTCGCGCCTCTGCTGCTTCTCTGGCGGCTTGTTCAGCATCCTTCTTCGCCTTGTCTGCCGCCTTCTCAGCAGCGCTTTTTCCGCTTTTCTCTTTCTTTTCTTTATCTGCACTTACACCAAAACCCGGGTCCTTATATAGAGCACTCAATGCATTTATTTTATTTTGGTAATCAATTTGTTCCTTAGCATAAGAATCATATATCTTATCCAGTTCACTTTTAGCCGCCGCTTCCTGTTTGGCCTTTTCATCCAGGATGCCGCCTTTATCTTTGAATGCTGGTTTGAAGTACTTCAAATCATCGCCCGATGACAATACATCAGAAGTAACGCCATTCACAGCCGCTTTCAACTGAGCTAGGCTTTTAATTGCTTCAGCTTCTATCCCATAAGCTTTAAGGCGCTCGTCAATCGCCAATCTGGTGTTAAAGGACGAGGCCTTTTCAGACTTAAGATCGTCAATCGCCTTTTGTATTTTGGCTTTTCTCAAGACTTCAACAGCGTCTTTTTCAAACTTCCATCCATCGGCTGTCTTATATATTTCTGTAGCCAATTGTGGGTATTTCAAAATCAAATCTGCTGCTGCCGAAGCGTTAAGGGACTGCTCCCCGGTCATTTCTTTCAACAGGGTATTCATTTCACTAATCGCAGTTCCATTGCCCTCGATTTGTTCTCGAAGATCAGACAACACTTGTGCTTGATCCTGGGCAGATTCTGATGATGTACCCGCCTTTCCGGCGAATTGATCAAATTCAACAGCAGCTTGACCTAAAGATACACCTACATCTGTTATCGAGAGAGTAAGTTTATTGTTTTCTTGTTCTAACGTTTTGATTTTTTCTTCTAACTCTGCTGCATCTTTTTTAAATTCTCCTGTACCCAAGGCCTTGCCAATCGGATTAGCAATTATTTTCTGCACTCTTTCAAGTTCTTTAGTAGCTTCGGTAATTTCGTTTATCTTTTGCTTCTGCTGATCATACAAATCAGCTTGTTGATCCTTCAGGACATTTTGTCTCGCTTCATTCTGCTTTAGGATGAGTTTATTGAGCGCCTCTACTTGAGTTTGGACGGCTTTGTCTGTGTATCCGGCTGATTCAAGTTGCTTGGCTCCTTCTTTGCCCAGGGTAATAACCAGCGCCTGAGACACTTCATCGAGTTGTTTTTTAACCTGCGCCTGCTTTTGTTGAGAAAGATTTGCTGATTGAAGAGACGCTTCCAAAGACTTATGCGCGTCAACAAGTTTCGGCAAAAGCTCGATTTGCCGCTGGTATTGGCTAATCATTTGTTGGCTCGCAGCCTCATCATCTTTCATTTGCTGAATACGATCTCGTTCGGCCTTTTCAGCTTTGCCACTCTGGAAGATATAGATTGCTATAGCGCCCGCCAGCAGCGACAGTCCAGCGGTTGCTGCTGCCATCGTAACCGTTGACGTCGCTTGTGCTGCTGTCATGGCTGCTGTGGCTGCTGTAGCTCCCTCCGTGGCTGTTGTCAGAGTACCCTGAGCAATTACCGCTCCTTCCGTTGCGGCTTTCCTCTGGACCGTTGTGAGTGTTGCTCCCTGCGAGGTGACGATATTCACCTCATTGGCAACCGTGTTGGTGGTTACTGCCGTTGTTTCGGCAGTTTTTGCTGCCGTCAGGACCTCAATGGCTGTTACAACGTTCATAATCGGCGCTCTCAGTGTTTTGTACGCAAGTAGTAATCCAGCTAATGCGGCTGTTCCTTCAAAAACTCCTGCTGGCACTTTGGTTAAACCAATCAATAGTTGGTCAATGGCGTCCATGACATCTTTAATTGTCTTTCGTAATCCGTCATCACCGGCATTATTGAATATTTCAAGTAAGGACGCTTTGGTCTGTGCCGCTTTCCGGCTAATCGTATCCATCTGTACCTTGAGGTATTCTAGGGTTGATCCGGTAGAGCCGATGGATGCCGCTGTTCCAAGCAAGATATCGCCAGCATTCAATGACGCAGCCAGTTTCGCGTATTGATAGACCCCTCGCGAGATATCGGCATAGGATTTTGTCAAATCATAGTTCTTATCGATAACCTTCGTGGAAAGGTCAAGCAAGATATCGTCAGCTCTACGCCATTGTTCCTTTCCGTCAACGACTTCTTTTGTTGCAACGCCAAGGCTCTCGATTTCTTTGACGGCTTTATCTGTGCGAATCGTACCGAGAACCGTCTTCCACATGTTACCTAGGTTCTCCCCGGATAGGGCAGTGTTGCGGATACCGGATGAAATCAAACCGTTCATCATATCAAATGAAACGCCTGTTTCGGCAGCAATTTTACCTGTTCGTTCAAAGGCAGCTCCCAAATCTTTAGCCGGAGCCATCGTGTCATGTGCTACTTTTGACCAGGAATCCAGAATGCGCCCACCGAGCACGGCAGCATCATTAGCGTCTTTGACTTGAACGCCATACTGTGCCAATGTAGACTCCATACTCTTTGTGGCGTCTTCTAGGCTTACTAGATCGACTGTGGACAGCATAGTGGACTTCCGGACCATTTCCTGCACTACGCCTGCATCTTTGTACATACGGCCCCAAAGACGTGCTGATTCGGTTACATCGGTAATCTCAGCTCCCAGGTCATGGGCTGTTTGAATAAACTTAGTTGTTTCATCGTGAAGCAATTTTGTATTCATTACTGCTTCTTTCGTGCCTTCGTTGTACTCCAAGAAATACTTTTCGTTGGTCTGCACATATCCGGCCATGTTCGATTCAATGTCCACCAAACCGACTCTTAGGGCTTCCTGTACTTCGTGGATGCCTCGGTAAACAGTATTGAATACAAGGGCATGCGCTGCCATTTGTTGCAGCCTGGAAGCCCATGCTGATGTGGTCGAGGTCATATCCCCGCCAATATTAGACCCGGAAAGTTTACTTGTCTGATTGGCCGTCTGTTCCATAGCACGGCGAATCTTTTGTTCTTCCTGGAGGACCTTCTCTCGCAATTGCGCTTCTTTGATCTCGCGCGTCCGCAAGGCCTTAATCCAAAACTGCTCGTATGATGCAGCATTAGCCCGGGCTTGTTGGCTTTCTGTTTCCCCTAGTTGGATTAGCTTACGTCGAATGTTTTGTTCTTCCATTAGTACGCGTTCTCGGGTCTTGTCTGATGTACTGTACCCATTAGCTGCATTTGCTTTTACCGCACTGGCTGCAGCTTTGTTTTGGAGTGTTTCCATCCTCATTTGATGTTCTCGCTCTTGCTGTTCAATGGCATCGTACCTTTTCTTTACGATGGCCTCTTGTGCCGCTAGTTTGGCATTTACGATTTGATTCGCTTGGTCCATTTGGTTTTTCTTTGTATTAAGCAAGTCAGCCTGAGCCGTCCGTTGTTTTATCAATGCTTCGGACTCAGCCATAATCTTCTTTCGCCGTTCGTCAGATGTTAGTACCATTTTATCGGCTGCTGCTGCCAAAGAAGTATAGTTCTTTGTGGTAACGGTTATCTCTTGATTCAGTACTTTGAAGGTCTCTGCATTGCCTTTAACGCCTCGGTCAATTGCCTGGAATGCTGGCAACATTTTCGAAGTATCAAGGCTAAGTCTAGCTCCAACTACGTCTTTGCCCATGTCTGTCAATGTATCTTCACCCCTTGTTATGTGATAAGGAAAATTTTCCTGATCTATTGGGAAACGTCCGTATATACAGAAAAAGAGACCTGCCGCTTGGTGACGGAGGTCTCTTCAATTTATTTTTTGGGGTAAAACCCTACGTCAGAAAGGTATTTTACTTTCTTCGGTTTTTTGACTTCTATTTCCCCGCCATGCAGGATAATTTCGAATTCTCTGTTCTTATTCTTAGCTTTCATGAGGGCTCTAATTTTAGGAATCGTCATGTCGATCCACTCACTATCAGATATGCCATTGCTTACGCACAAAGCCCACATCTCAAGCCAATTCGTTTCCTGTTTGTCTTCCTGGTCTTCGTCGTCATCTTCTCCTTTATCCGATTCAGGATCTGGAGGAAACGATTCTTTATAGAAATCGGTCCAGGAGTGTATCCAGCACCTCAACATTTGACTGTTCATATTCTTCGTCGGTTAGTCCATCGACAAGCACTAGGCTAAATGCTTCGCGATATGCCGCTTCAACCGCTGGGAAGTCAATTGTTTTTTCCTCGCCGTTGACTTCACCGGTCCATGTGTCCCGCCCAATAGAGTAAGAGAAACTATACTGTTTGTCCTTCATTAATTGCCGGACTTTGCGAATCAGCCCGATACTCCCAATTTTAATGTTCTTTACAATGCCTTCGGCTAATTTAATTTCATTGCCAATGTTTAGGGTTTGGTCGATTTGAGTGTCCAATGAGTATTCCTCCTTGAAATGAACATCCCCCCGCTTGATGAGCGAGGGAATAAATTTGATATTTGATTAAATGCCGAAGATCAATTCAACTGCAATCCCGTCTGGATTTTCCGCAGAAACGTCAGGTTCCATTATTTCAAGAGTCATGGTGTTTGTCGTCGGCTTTTTCCGCTCCTGAGAAACGTCCAGTGTTCCGCCACCAAGAGCTTTCCAAATGGTCAGTTGGCAAGGGACTGGATTTCCACTCACATCATCAACGAGTTCAAAACGATGGACCAGTTTAAATGGCTTGGGTCTGCGTTTTCCGCTCAGTTTGCTCTTTGTAGAATCATCTTTCGTCCATGAATATGTGATAACGATAACCTTGCCGTTATTTGCGGCATCGGACGTAACCTTTCCCGCAGCGGTAATCATGTACTGTACTGCGGTTGGTGCCGATGCAGCACGAGTTAAAGGGACAAGTTCTCCGGTCTCTGCATCTTTAAGAAACACTTTATCGGTAGCCGCTACGAATGTTCCGCCGTATTTTGTGGGTGCCTTGACTGTGTAGCCATTAGTTGGGTCCAAGACACCAGTTTCCGTTTCATCAAACTTAACTGACCCGCGTTCTGTTTCTGCACCTTGTGAGAGTTCAGCCAAAATAGTCGAGAAGCGCGGAATTTCGATACTTGCTTTGTCTGCCAAATCTTGGGCAGTATAGTGGAAGGCGTAACCAGACTCTCCACCCATGACCTTTTGCCAATCCAATTGAAGTTGGAGGGACACTTTAGAAATCTTATCATCCAGGTACTTCAGTGTTCCATCTGATTGATAAACAGAAACAGTGCCCACGCCATCAAATACCAATGGTCTCATATAGTTGTTAGCCTCCTTATGGCATAAAAAAAGAACCAGTCAGTTTATTTGACCAGTTCCCATAATCGCAAATCAATCTCTTTCATGCGCTTAAATTCATCGGTTAATTCATATCCTCCAACCGGCGAGGCGTCTTCTCCTGTAATTCCTAGCTTTTTAGCCAACCTGATTTTTTCTTTGATCAGTTTTTCAAGTTCTGGAATCTCTTCTTTTGCACCTTGGTTCTCTTCCATTATTGATCACCCCATCCTTTCAAGACATTTTGCAATGCTTTCCCGATTGCCTCCGCAGTTTTTGTAGTGTTCCTAACTACCTCATTCAATAGTTTAGCATCTTCTTCATGCATGCTTACTCCTCAATTCATACGGATATAGTCAACATCATATATGCCTTTGTATCCTTTGACGCCACTGATACCTGTTGCAAAGTCGCCGTCATAGACTAAGGCACAGAGGAAGGAATGAAATCCCGGCTGAACAATTCGCCTGTCGTGAAACAGTTCAAAGGACCTTTGGAATAGAAGCTTTGCCTCATATCCCGTCTTGCCATAAAAGTCGATGCAGAACTTTCCTTGAAAGACCAAATGATTCCGGGCGGTGAACTGACCTGGAATGATGTACTGGCAGATATGCGGCACTGTTTCCTTTGTCACAACAATTTCAGGCTCTACGCCCTTTGTGAAGCGTTTGATCATATCGGTGGGTATTGCAGCAGGAGTAAGCCCCAAAAGCGCCATAAACGCCGCGTCAGCCTTGTGTGTGTTCTGAATAGCGTCAATCAGTAGTATGCTCATCGCTTGTCCTCCGTAAAGTAACGATGGTACGGGAAGTTCGTGATGATTTCACTTAAGCCTTCAAGAATGCGTGCTCGATTCGATTGAATGGCGATCCGTAGGAAGTATGTCGGCGGCGTTGGCTTGAACTTCGGATCAATATCCCCGCGTTCTGCTAACTCCTCCAGATCCACTCCAGCATAACCGCCGCCCGAGAACCGCATTGTACCGTCAATGCTCTTGTAGTTACCCTGACCGCGCCCGACAACCACCTTGCTGCTTCGTGATCTTAGGCGGTTCCAGGCATCAGAGTTCATGTAAGTAACCAATCCGGGGTTCTGAGAAGAATCAGCCATCAGGGAACCTTTACCGAACTGTTCGAGCCATGCCTGCCAGTAATCCGCCGTGATATCCCCTTGGATCATCTTGTTTGCAAGCACGAACATATTCATTTCAAGTTTGTCTCTCACAGCTGGATAGTACCGTATTCCGCCCTTGGCGGTCAGTAACACCAGTTTAGTGAGTCCGGTTATCTCAACAGCCAACTTACTCTCCAAGTCCCTGGATGCTCTTACAGCATCGTATCCGGTAATCATCGCATGTCCTCAGATAACTGGATCTGGTAAAGCCCGGGGAATTGGATGTCGTCAATCACATCCACCTGATATGGGCGTCCATTCAATACGATACGATCTGGTCCAAGTAATAAGAGATCATTAGGACGACGAACATCCACCGTATTCTGCAAACGAATCAGATGTGTTGAAGTCGGCAATAGGCCGGGGTCTTCTTGTCGTAATTGTCCTGTGACGTACCTGACGAATGATTGAACCTCCGTTTCAATGTCCTGAAACTCAGGTTCACCGATAGGATTGTCATTTTCGTCATACTGCTGCACGTAACGCTGAACCTTGACGATCATGTTCGTCTTTACCATCCCGCAGTATTTATCACGGTCCGGCGTGGGGCGTAAGGAACAGACGAGAAACGTTTCTCCTGTCTCAATCAGCGCTCCTGGGAGAACTGACGATTCTGGAGCAAAACGCCCGATGTAATCCGACTCTCTCCCAAACTGAGAAGATCCGCTCGATCCGCGAGACAGAATTACCGCCTCCGGCAGTCCGTTCACTGTACAAGGCGTGTGCCGGTGCGAGAATTCATGAAACATATCCTCACCTACCTGAAGGAACGATGCTGATACTCAGACAGCAAGTCCGCTATCTCTGGAGTGATCATGTCGTTCCCGAAATATTCTATTGTGGAGTCAACGTCTTTTCTCATTTTTACGTTTGGATTGGAACTGCTGGACAACTGAGCAACAAGTAGACCACAAGCCACCTTCACCTTATCCGGGATTGGCTCCCAACCACTGGTATAGGTAACTTCCAGCTCAGTGTAAGGTGCTCCGAATGGCGAACCGCCGCATATTACAGCACCTATCACTTTATCCACATCCAAGGCGTTCAAATCGGCTTCGACGAACTCTGGCGCTCCGAAGAAATTATCACCGGTGATGCCATATGCTGCCCTGCCTTTAACCTCCGTTATGTCCTTAACTGGGTAGTAAGACAAATGCCCTCGCTGGTCCGTCAACGGTATACGCTCCGTGTAGGTAGTAACGCCGATCTCTCGCTTGCAGCGACCATCTATGATGACAGATGCCCTAATAATTAATGGGAGGGTCAGCACCACTCCTGCGGGAACGTAATCGGTGTCTGCTGTTGTTAGGTATTGACTCATTCGATATATCCAGATGCTCTTAATAGTTCAGCCGTTTCTGGAAAAAATTCCGCTTTGCCGTTTTTGAAACTGTATATCCCTACACCAATATGAACAGAATGCAGGCCTTCCCGACCTTCCTCCCATCCCAACAATGTGACGGATTCTAAAGAAAGAGGTTCTTTGGCTTCTTCTTCACTTGATGTAGGGGTAGTATGTGGATCGTTGTTCACGCTATCGATCGCTGCATCATTACTGCCTGTGGGTCCACTGGAATTCTCTTCATCAGTTAATACCTGATTTTTGATTTCATTATCACTTCCTGCTTTGGCTTTACTCAATTTCATCTTCTCCTTTCTATATTTGGGCGGCTGTATCGCCGCCCCGAAGGATTTACTAAGCTATTGCAGCAATAGTAGGACGCGTGATGGTTCCATATGCATGGGCATAACTAGGACCTTTTGCAACCGGTGCGCCATATTTGATTGCGATATATTTTTCTTGAATGTCAGATGTTGTGCCAAGTTGGAAAAGGAAAGCATCCTTTTTGCCAACATAGTGATACTCGATCATTGGTTCAGTCAGAATCGCGATGCCGTAATCCGTCATCAAAGGATCTGTTCCGTTTACTGCAAATGTCATAAATGGCTCAGGGATGAGTGGGAGAACACCAGCAGAAGTCATAATTGCCAACACGGTAACACCAGCAACCATCGTCTTAGTCAAACTGTTGATCTGTGTTTCGTTGTTCGATGAGTTCTTTTCTTCTTGTTCCAGGTAGTGATGGGCAATTGGATGGATATAGATAGCTGTAGGCATCAATACATAAAGCTCACTTGATGTCATTGCAGCCACTTTGGCGCGAATGGCGTCCACTATAGATGCCGTAGAAGAGACAGAGAAGGTATTGGTAATCTGCTTAGACAACCCTCGATACTGCATCGTGGTAGGTACTGACAAGCTCGTATCATTACCTCTCCAAAGCGCTCTACCATGAGTCAGACCGACCCCATTGATCATGTCGTTAAGGTCCTTGGCTTTGAGTTCTGGAAAATTGTTTTGCTGCTGGCCCAATGTCAGATCATAATGGCCAAATACAACTTCGTTTGTGATAGCTTTCATTTTCAAACTGTGCGGCGTTCTTGGATTGCTCGATGCAGCCGCCGATACTACTCGTGGATCAACGAATTCCCCGCCGTTAATAGTGTTTTGTTCGTAGTACGTTGAAAAGTCGCCGGTTGCAGGAACATATTCGATCCGGCCTTCTAAGACTGAACTTCTCCGGAGGGCATCCGTGATCTCTTTCTGGAAATCGTCAACGATGATAGCACCTGGTGCGATAATCTGTGCCGCTGCTCGGAAGTCAATAAATTGTGCTACTGATTGATCTGCCATTAATTATTCCCCTTCTTTCACGCCAAAGGATGCTTTGGCTTTCATTTTAAGTACCATGGATTCTCCAGACGGAAGATTCAGAGCATCTACGCTTGCGCAGAATGTAGAAAAATCAGATGAGTTAGATTCTTCCACTTTTCCATATTTAGAAAGCAGATTCGCTGCGGAAACGGTTTTACGTTCCGGTTCTTGCGGTGTTGGCGAAGTCTTACCCGCCTTGAGATCAGCCAGTTCCTTTTCAAGCGCTGCTGTCTTATCGTTTGCTGCCTTGAGGTCCGCTGCAGCCTGTTCTTCCGCTGTCTTTTGCTCGGCCTCTGTACTAGCCGCCTTCATGCTCGTAAGGTCGCTTTTGATTGAGACAACCTCAGTTACAACACTTTGGACGCTGGCTGTCATTGATGTCATGCTCTCTTGTAGCAGCTTCATGCCGTCTTCCATTGCTTTGATTTGTTCTGGAGTCATTTCGACATCCTCCTTATTTGATTTATTATTTTTGGCTGCAAAGCTCGTTGTTTTATAGGCAGCAGCTTCAGCGAAAAGAATCGCAGCGCCGGTGCCGCAGAACTCCATTACATCCAACACGTTTTCCATGTCTGCTGCATTCTGCACCGAAGCTTCCATTTCAAGCGAAGCGCCGAACTGATACTCTGACCAGTTGTATTCAGCCGCTAAGCCGTTGTAATAGCGAATGGTTGCTACAACATCCGGGAAGTCCTTGCCGTAAATGTATCCGTCAATCCAGGCGTAACCATCCATGGATCGGTAAGCCTTGTCGATCACGGCCACCTTGAAACGAGGATCATGGTCAGCCATTCCTGCAGTGTAGTCGATGTTTAGTGCCATTCCGACAAACGTTTGAAGATATTGGTCGCAGACGCTTGAAGAAATGCGAATAAGTTTGCCGTCTGCCCCAGAAGGCGAACCGTCACTCGGTTGATCGACTGCGAATAACGCGCACTTGAAAGGGATTTTGTTTGGATGGCTCCCGGCATCTGATAGTTTGAAGTCCTGGACGCGCATTTTCGAATTGCTCATTTTCAATGTCTTAAGCATTTTTGGTTCTCACCTCCCTTCAGGGCAAAATAAAAACACCGTTACGTTTGCTCGGTGTTTGGGTCTTCCTTATCCGGTTGAGATACGGAAGGTTCAGGAGGCGGATCTTTAGCAGCTTCCAGTTCTTCCTGAGTTTTATTGATATCAATGACTTCCAGCTTGCTCGGCTGTAACAGCACTTCGCCGTGTTGGTTCGGTAAAGCTTTTTTGCCGCGTTTGTCTCTTACCTCATCTGGAGTATCGACTCTTCGATCAAGGTAGATAGCGTCAATGTCAGCTTGTATTTTTACATCCTTAAGTTTGGTTGCATATAAGAACTTGAATTCAATCACGCCACCCATTTTAAAGATACCGTCAATAATGTGATTGTTGATATGCTCTACGATGTTCTCTGCGATTGATTGCACTGTCGCTTCCGTATCCTCATCTTCACTATCTGCCGTGGTACGATTAACATCCTTTGTCTGCCCTAACTTCTTAGGTGATACACCGAAAGAGATGGCTATAATTTCAATAAGGAATCGCTGCCATTCAAGGAACAGCGCTTTATCATCGGTTGCCCCCAGGTCTAAGACGCTCGGATTTTCGCCGCCAATAATCGGCATTCTACCTTGACCCTGTACTTCGCTATCCCAAAAAGATCGATAAGCCTTGACTGCATTTGAATCAGCCGTTTTCCCTAGATTAAGTATTTTCCTTAAGAATGTGTTCTTTGTTTGATTTCCGGCAGTTTTATGAGAATCAATGAAGTTGTTTGCTGATTCCCAAACCGTTTCAAGTGGAGCTAAGCCAAATGGGGTGTTTGTCCTTGGATTCATTCGAATATACATCATTTCAGAAGCAGTTAGATGTACGTACTTACCGTTCACCCTTTGGGCATAGCGATATGAATCGGGTTTTCCGTCCCAATCTGGGTGTAGGTCTATCGAAAATGTATCGACTGGATACATCCTAAAAGGTCGTAATGGATCGCCAGCTTTGAGCATTTCAGAACTCCCGGCACTACACACAAGCATATCTTCAACTATTTGTTCAAGCCATGATCTGAATGAATCTGATGGGTTCGGTTTAAGCAAAGAACGCTCTATGATCTTACATAGCTCCTGATACTTTTCAGAATCGTCCTCGTTGATTGCGGATACTGACCAATTCAGCTTGGTTATGCCGTCTTTTATGACGTTTATCGCTCGACGTGGTATAGGTGATTCACTTAACTTTCTTAAATTTGTCGGTGTTCGCTTAGGAATAGGCTGGCTGTTTCCACTACGTCCCCACCATCCCCAAGATTCGGGGTAAGCTTCAGTTTGTCGCTCCGGTTCATTCTTTGTACGTCCTGCTGCAAGCCAGTCGATGATCTTCTGTCTTACGCCCAAAGTGTTTCCTCCTTTCCTTGCAGACTTCTATGAATTAAAAATAACAGAGGATTTATTCGGTTTAACTGCGGATTTTTGCAAAAAAAAGAAGGTAGGAAAATTTTCCTGACCTTCAGTTTTCGTTCATTTACAATATCTAATATTGATATGGATATATTATGAATTTAATGGGGTCTTTTTTTAAAATGGCAAATCATCATCATCAATATCAACAGGTATTTCCTCTCTTTCAATCATTATAAAGGAATCATTCCAAGTGGTAATGTCCCAAGGTCTTAGATTGTTGGATTCATCAAATAAGGATTCATCAATCTTAAGAGTAAATTTCGTAGTCTTAGCCTTATTTATCCTTTGCCATTCCAAATAATCCAAAAAAGGGTCTTGAGTTCTTGTAAATCCAAAAGCTTCCAAGAACTCATTTAGTTCTCCTACATTAGTGAAAGTAATCTTGAATCTTAGGCCTAGTTGATTTTGAAGTCTTTGAAATGCTGGATGATTGAAAATCAATACATCCTTTATAGCTTCTTTGTTCGTTTCATCCCTTTTTGATTGTACTGTAATGATTTGTTGTAATGTCGCAGCTGTTTGTTTCAGAGTATTGATTAAATCAAGTTTTGGTTTATCCGCTTCTTCTTGTAATAATCTTTGAAACAACCCAGACCATTGTTCTTTAAGGATCTTTATGATGTCTTGCGATGATTCGAAATCAAACATAGGATTATTCCTTGGTAATAACTCAAGTTCTTCAATGAATTCATATATTCTCTTGTCGTTTACAAATCGATACTTTATTTCAATATCTTTATTTATTTTATATGTTTCGTACTCGGATTTTACGTTTTTTTCCACAAAAATATAAACTTGCTTTCCTAAATCAAATGCTTGTTTGAATTCTTTTTGTGTAATTGAATAATTATCACCGAATTCCGACCCGAATCTACCACCTACTACTGAAACCAAAATATCACAGAGCTCAATCTCTTTCAAACAATAATCTGCTGGGGCCTGTTCTCTTCCATATGCGATTTGACCTCTTTCAAACAAAACAGGATCATATCCTTGCTCTCTGATAAATCTAGCTATATCTTCGCGGATATACCTTAAGTCGTAATAAGTAGAACTTATAAAAACGCGCGGTTTTGCCAATAATGTCACCTCATCAATAGTGGATAATACTATTTAAGAGAAAATGGCGATTCTTGTCAATTACTTTCCTTATCCAAAGGCAAATCCGCTACCACCTTCACGATCATTATAAATCGCATATCTTTTAGAGTCCTGAGTATGGTTATTTTTATCCTCTGGCTCCTCGGTGTGTTGTCCAGCCTTCTCCTTCCATTTGTAATTCTCCGTTTCCTTGATTTCGTTCTTGCACTCTCGGTTTACATAGATGTTTGGACGGCCTGTACCAGACTTCACCTTGTACAGAGTGGATACCTCCCGGATACCTGGAGCTATAGTATTGTTAGCCTCTTTCACCGGCAAATCATATTTCTTGTACGTACTAATGTATTCCGGTTCAGAAGGGTCAGCCCATATTTCATCAAAGTGATATCTATTGTCCATTTCCTTATAGCGCTTAACAAGGCAGTCTTCTAATACTCCGTCATTGCCTACCACGAGTACATTGACATGTTGTGCATAGGCCTCTTCGACAATGTAATAATCCTCACCTACGCAGCCAATGGCAAGCAGTACAGCCGGATCGTTCCATCCATGATCCATGCCGCCTATGAAACGACTAAAGGTAATATCCTTTGTGCTCCCGTCTGGATAGGATATCTCATATAGGTGAATGCTTTCATCCAGGCAGCGCATATCCACAACATGAGTGCCACGCTTGAATTCGTCATAGATCTGTCCATGGAATACGTTAAACTTAGCCCGGATTTCACGTTCAACATATCGTTCTGGGTAGGTTTCTATCATCCGCTGAATATTTCGCTGCAACTCTGGTATGGGATTATCTAATGAAGTCCAGTAGAAATTGCGCCACTCCGGGTCATTCTGATACTGTTCTTCCTCCAAACCAGCGTCAATCCATTGACCTCTTAACACAATGTCTTCTGCGAACCAGTTTATTCCTTCAGGCGTGGTTGTCCAGACGCTCCACCCACCTTTATCCGCCAGCGCATAGGATAGATAACCTGTCCATGTTTCAGCCTTCATCTTGCTGGCTTCATCTAGCCATACGCCGTCAAGCCCCTTACCAACAAGAGACTTGGGGTTATCGGCTGACTTGAACTGAATAAGGACCCATCCTTTTAACCAGACTCGGTTCTTGGATAGGTCCCACGATTCAATCAGGTCTTCAGGTAACACATCAGACAGTTCTTCTTGCTGAATTTCTGACATTGCATAGGTTGGAGATACGCACCAGTATTCGAGCTTGGGTTTGGGCTTCTTCATTTTCTTGAGGTTCTTTGGTGGATTGTAAGGAAGACCTTTGCCGCGCTCCATATCGTCCAGGATGTTATCGAAAAACTTTCTTGCTCCAACATTGGTCTTGCCCCCGCGTCGTCCGCAGTTTAATACATTATTTCGGACTTGACTTTCCATAACCTCTATTTGTTTGGCGTGAGGAGACCAGCCTTCGAAGGGATCTAAATCAAGGGCGAGTGACATTCGACCACCTCTTCACATTGATCTCAGTTGGTTTATCGTTATCTCCATTCTTTAACTCTTCTATTTGCAGCCTCGTCTTCTCGATCTGTGCTTGCATACCTTCCAGCTTGATACGGCGCTCATCTTCTTCTGGAGCAATAGCCTTAAACTGCTTGATCGCGCTCCGGAGTTCAGACATAGCTGCAGACTGAGCCTTTAAATATGTCGCGTAACGATCCCATGCAAACTGGAATTCATGTTCTTCTTCGGCCACCATTTGCACAAGATCCGGCTCTTTCTTCGTGCCGTTATTATGAATCTCGAATTTCTGTTTTTTCAGTTCCTTGATCATTTCTCCCTGGTCATTTACAAACATAATCCGCTGCGCCCACACGATAGCTCTGAACTGAGTGGTGATGTTGTACCAAATCATGTCTACAGGGTCCATATTTTCAACAGCATCCATGATTTCAAGGTACTCGGAATTTTGCGGCATGAACTTGCGGAAGAATCCATGCGTTACGGCCTTACTGTTTCCTTTAGGACCGCCCGGGCCACCCTTATTTCCTTTTGCATTCCTATTACCCTTCGGTGCTCCGCGCTGCCTTCCCGTTTCTGGTATCTCGTCCCACTTATCAACGCTTTTCCACTTTCGTACCATCGAAGGATTGAGACCGAGTTCTGCCGCGATTTCGCTCAATTTCTTCTGCCGTCCACTCTTCAGCCAGATCTTCAGTGCCTTTTCCCGATCTGGACTTTTTTCTCTCGTCAACTATATTCACCTCTGCCCTACTACGTATTTGAGTTGGATTTCACACTGAAAGTCAAATTTGGTCAAACGTTACCAATGAAAATAAGCCTCAGAAATTTCTCAGGCTTCGGTAATCAGCTGTATTCTACTAATATTTGCTAATTGAATTCACTACAGTATATATTGTTTGTCATTCGTAAAGTGCGGATTTTCCTTAATGGGATTTGTTTTGTTCTTCGTTCCCCGAAATGAATTCATCATTGCCTTATTATAGTGAATTCATTAGAGTTCGAAGTCCTCCAAAGCATCGTCTAGAGTGTCCTGTAGTAGGCCAACATACCTCAAAGTCACCTTTTCCTCCGAATGATTGAAGTGATCCATTAGTAACGCTATATCCTTCGTTTCGAGGTACAATCTATAACCAAATGTCTTTCTCATGGAGTGAGTGCCGATCTCTTCAAGATCAAGTTTTTTAGCTGCACTTCTAATAATCTTGTATGCCATGTTTGGTGTGATGGGATATGTTTTCCCTCTTTTACGTTTTCTGCTAGGAAACAAATATTCGAAGTCTGATTTGTCTTTGATGTAAGCATCCAGAGCCTTACGAAGCGATTTGCGAATAAGTACACTCTTTACCTTTCTGGTCTTCTTTTCAGTGATCGTTATGTGCGTCCCCTTAACATCGCGCACCGTAAGGGGAAGAATGTCTGAAATACGAAATCCTGTGTTGATTCCAACTAAGAACATAATGAAGTCACGAATATTTTTAAAATATAAGTAATTCTTCATCGCATCAAGCTTTTTAGGATCTCGTATTGGTTGTACAAACTTCATTTCATCACCTCCATTTTAGAGTTAAGGAAAGTTTTCCTGAGCAAAAGAAAGAGCGCCTCATTGGGCGCTCATGGGTGAAGATAAACTTGTTATAGGTATAATGTAACATTACTTCTATATGTTTTTGCTACGATTTTTTGTTTGCTATTCAAATAAATGCATGGCTATTGATGTATGATACTGGATAGGTATAGTTTTGAAAACATAGAAAAGAGAGGTTTTAATATGTACTCTGTTGAACAACTACAGGCGTGTGATTTTCTCTTAAAGCGAATAATCTCCGAGAGACAGTTCGTGAATTTGTTTCAGAAGAATCTGAAGTTAGTGATAGAAATTAATGGATCATATTGGTTTGGAGATTTCGTAGATTTTGATGGACGACGTGTTACGAGACATTCATTTGACGATCAAGGGGATACATTATCCACAAAATACTCAACTACTGGAAGCGATATAATGCCATTGTTAAAAACCATTTGGGAAGCTTACGCCAATTTCGCAAAACCTCCAGCAGCCGATCCTTTCTGGAACAACCCTCTCTTTTGGATGGAAAGTTTACCCCTGCTTTTTGAAACACTTGTTAAAATTTTGAACCAAGCCATTTTTGATGAATTGAAAAGTCCTTTATTACCATTTTTACTTAATGCGAAATCTTTAGACAAAAGAATAGAACTCCCATTTATTAATCTTTCTGGACAAAAGGTAAATTTAGTGTCCATAATAGAGGATAGGCAATAAATATAAGAAGCGGTGTGACGATTCTCACCTAAAGTGAAAATACAGCATACCGCTTCTTTGTTTAATGTGGGTAAGGATTTGCACCTTGCATGTCGCGCCCGGAATCAAACCAGGTACCGCGTCCAGCTGCAAAGCACCATCTTGGAGCCACTACTAGCGTCTACCTATTCCGCCACCACATCAATAAAAAAGGCACCTTGAAGGTTCCTTACACTCTTTCGAATGTTACAGCCTGTAGATTTCGATCTAAGCTTATCACCTTGAATTTAAGACCTCTCCCAAAGGGCGAAGACTCCTCTGTGTGGATTTGATAATATGTACATCGATTTAATTCTAAATCCATCTCAAACGTCAAGGAAATAAATTCGATAAATTCAGATTGATCATCACTATTATTCTTCACATAGATATTTTTCGATGTTCCAACCTCGATGTTTTCATCTTCAAATTTGTAGTTAGTTTTTTTCGGTTCATCTCCGTTTTGCGTCCAAACTATTATATTCGTAACCATTTCCAAATTGATCCCCTCCATCATCCACTTTTCGACAACAAAGGTATATATTCCTGCTAGAAATAACATAAAAACAGTCGATGATGCTTAGGTTTCAACACGCTTCTCAGGCGTGTACCCAGCACTAGCCCCTGCATAAGGCCATCGACTGTTTTTATGATGTGCCCATTTATCCGTGAGCACTAACGGTATATTATTGGGCGGTAATTTATAATATGCGGCTACCGCTAATCCGCCATGCCCGGCTTGGGCGTTTCCCGCGCACCTTTACTGCTTCGGGGTATTCTCCTCTGTGCGCTGTCTCAATTAGGTTAGGTCCGGTATTCATTGACGTATCCGGTTCACGTTCTCGATCCATATCTTTAGCCGCTGAGATCACAGTTGCCCAGGAGGTGGAGGGTATGAGCTGCGGTGTGATATGACCCGTCACAGTTTACCGCAACCAGATATGGAGTATTACGGAAGCTCTCGCCTCGGTATCTTTATTATATTTTGGACATATTGCTGATACGCTACGGGATTTGAGCCTTATCAATTTGATTAACAAAAAAATACCGCTCCAGGTATCTACCCTTCGCGGTTGTTGAGTTGTCTTAATCCGATTTCGCCTTCCTTATTTCGGCCTAGTCCGTAATCGATCGTTACATAATCAAGAGTGCCGTTGAACAGTAGCGTGTTCGCCAGTGAGGCGATAACCTTCCGGCGTTTTTCAGCGAACGTGGTTGCCTCAATACCGTAGGCGACTGTCTTGTATCCCTTACGCATGTATTCAACAGCATCTTTGTAACGGTATTTCCTTTCTCCAACGAACAGCAATTGGACAATCATATGCTCATGAGGATCTACCACGTTATTTGCTGCGTGCAGCACAGCGTCTGTGACTCGTTTATACAGCATGTAGTTAAGCTGGCGTGTCTCTTTAGCTATGAGTACGTTAGCCGGTAAGTTGGAGATGTGGTCGCTTGAACTAAGGCGTTTGACTGCTCCTTCTACTCCGGCCATATCAAAGTCATTCAGTCCGTTCTCTGGCTGCTGTTTGAGGACAAATTCGTAACTGTCCACCAAGCCTTTGATGGCTCGATAACTGTTCAGCAACCACAGAGCTTTACGAATATCCTCTTTATCGGCGTTGATGAAAAACTGAACTTGATATACACTCGCTATTTGTATCACATCATCCTTGGAGTTGTAGTCATTCTCCGGTGCCGGTATCAGTTCTATCATGAGCAAAACCTCCTTGCGATTATCTTATATATTTACTGTCAGTATAGAATGGATTTCATACGGAGTTACTACGGATAATTGATCTTTAGTTATACCGTATGCTTCCATGCCACGGCGTAGGAATTCCTCCGGGTCTTTGTCAATCAGTTCATAATCGTCAATATCAAGTGCTCTTTCACCGATAATCATTACATTTTCCTTTCTGAATAGCTGAACATTATTTTGGAATACTAATTTTATCTAGAAAAAGTCACACGCTTATTAGTGAGTAATCTGAATCTCAGGTAGAACACCAAGGAGGAAATTGAATGTCATTACAGATTAAATACTTAAATATGCCCAGAAATCGCCCTCAGCCTGTGCAAACAATTCCAAATAGAGCACTTACAGAAGAAAAAGTTTCATTTGATAAACCAGTAAAAAATTGTTGGGCATGTATAAGTTATATAAACTTATACAATACCTTAAATCCTAAAATTGGAATTAACAATTTTGATTTAGGAGTTGAAGCTGTTAAAGACGAAACTGACCCGAACACTGTTATTGTAAAAAGCGTCTATATTGTCCAGCCTACAGAAAATACTGATGTCCACATGTATACTGGGTATTTCAATATGCTCGTCTTTGCAGACCTGGAAGATTAAATAAGGTTGCTTTGGTTTGTCTTTCTTCTTAGGAGCGGTTTATTCTGTCGGACGATTGCCTTCGGCCAAATAGTTAATTTCGCATCAATAGCGCCATGTCGTACCCAGATTCGATGAACTGCACCGTCAACTTCCGGTTGATATCATTTCCCAGCCGGTCATAGATTTCGTACATTTCATCTTTGGTGAAGCTAGTGCCCAACAACTCATTGAAATTTCTCAGGACCCGCGGTGCCCAGTATTTGTTTAAGCTCTTTGCAATCGGACGAGATACCCAGGCAAACATTTTGCATTTGAAGTCCAATTCCGAACGAACATCGACTAAACGAAAGTAGACATTATTTTTAGGTTCTAAGATGATTTCATTGCTGCGATTTACAAATGACTTCGGAAATACTTGAAGTGCCTGGGCTACGATATTGGTTAGCCCCACATCAACAGATGATTTAATTTCCGAGCTGCTCATATCCTCTTCTCCCCCTTATACCTCTAGTAGTTCTGGATTCTCGAAAATTGAACCTATGACTTCATTCGTTCCAGTTTCGGTGAACAGGTATTCTCCGTTATCTCCTCGCTCTACGCACCATGAACCGTCTACCATTTTCACAACACCAATAATGTTCAAATCGACTGTGCATCCAATTGAGAAATCTTCGTGCTGGACAATATCCCCTTCGTAGATCTCCCGACCGTTCTTGTCCTTTAATCCAGTGTATTGCAAGAACACCGCTGTTCCATTTGTCCACTCTTTGGTTCCCCAGTTCATCAGTTCTTCCAGCGTATGCTCGTATGACATTTTCTTAATTCCCGGTAACCATATTTTGAACTTAATCTCTCTGCCCATCGTGTATCCTCTCCCTTTGGGGTCTATGACCCTTTATAAGTTAAGTACAGCCAAACTACTCGTTATTTTCCTCCTTGGGTGCTGGGGCTGCTGGAATCACTAGTGGTGTCCAGTGCGTGTGATAGTCCGGCCAGTTTGAATCTAGTGGGCTTCCGCAATACGGCGGCTCCTGGATCGGAAACGTCCACCAAAGTACATCTCCGTAATCTTCGTGCCAATCATCAATTGATTGCGCGGTAATCTCTGGTGTGGGTGCTGGTGGTTGTGCTGGGGTATCTGGGTAAAGGGTGGCAAGAACGTCACGAGCTTCGATATAGCAGCGATCTAAGTACTGTGAAATACCGTCCCACTTTGACAGTTCTTTTATCGTTTCCAAAGCCTCTTTCAGCCGTTGTTCCCTCGCTCTAATCTCTCGTTTTTCTCTCATTTGTTTCAAAGATTGTTCCCGGTATACCCTTGCTGTGCTTTTCTTGCTCTCGTATTTTTGGAGCCAGTAAAGCATTGGCTCTGTCCATTCTTCGAACGCTCCCATTTTAATCATGCTCTGTACGCGGTCCATATCATTTTGCCAGTCCCTCGATGGTGTTTGTGTCATTGGGCTTCCTCCCCTACCTCAGATTCGTCACAGAAGCATTCACTTTCTACGCTGCCGCAGCCGACACAAATCTTCTCTATCGTCCATCCAAGGAACTCATATTCTGTCTCCACTGAGTACTCTTTGCCACATGAGTCGCACGTTACTTCATGCGTCCCTTCTTCCCATTCTGCGTAGTTATCTTCTACATCATGATTGCAATAAGGACATGATTGCGTTTTTACTAGCTCTGTCATGCTTATATCCTCCCTTAGTGGGAGAGTAGGGTTACTCCT